ATGCCGTTTATGGGTGACACTTTAGACTTTTCTCCAATGGAACTAACATTTAATGTTAGCGAAAGTCTTTCCAACTATCGTGAAATACACGATTGGATGACAGGTATTGGATTTCCAAAAGAAACAGACCAGTTCGCAAGTGCTATTAATGCAGAAAAAGATTTGAAGCCGGGTTCTGCCCCACCAACATCTAGAAGAGTTGGTGCGTCTACAGTCAATCCATCAAACCTTGTTTCTGACGGAACTCTTACTATTCTTTCAAACAAAAACAATCCAGTACTCAATGTAAATTTTAAAGCATTATACCCAACATCACTTTCTGGATTGCAGTTTAATACCCAAGGTACAGATACAGAACAACTTACTGCAACTGTTACTATGAATTATGATTTGTATGAATTTGAAGTTTTATAAATAAGTATGAGCAGAGAAGGTGAACTTGAACAATCATTGTTTGAGTCTCCTCTGTGAGAAAATTTAGAACTGCAAGTTCCAACCAATCTGCTCACTTTTATTATTAGGATGTGAATATAGAATGAATTTAGAAGAACTCCAAAAAGAGTCTGAGAAGGATAGTCAAATTGACGATCTTGCCCTCGACATAGAATCCCTCAAAATCCCCAATCTAAAAAGTAAGTGGTTGAGATACCATAGTCACTGGTCACTTCTTGTTAAGAAAACAAAAGGTGATTTCAATGTTCTGAAACTTAAAAAGACAGAATACTATGGTGGTAAGGCCACTGCTGAAGTTTACAGAGACAATCCATTTGACCATAAAGTATTGAAGGCTGATATTCCTTTATACTTGGATGGTGATGAGGATATGAACAATCTTAAAAACAAGATTGCATATTACGAACAGTGTGTTTATGTATGTACAGAGGTTATTACTGAACTTACATGGAGACACCAGAATATCAAAAACTCTATTGATTGGAAGAGATTTACAGAGGGAACTCTCTAATGCGTTATGGTAAAATTTATACCACAGTTGATGTTAATAAAAATCTCATTGATGCGGCTTTAAACACTGTAAATCGTTCAGAGTTAGAAACTTCCAGAATAGAAAACACCAGTTCCTTTAGTTCCAGAGAATCTAAGAATTTTTGGATAAAGGATACTCGTGTCTTACAGATGTTCTTAAATTTTACCAATACTATCAATAAGAATGTTGGGTGGGATTATCATATAGATACGATAGAACCACTACAATATACAGAATACAGTTCAGATGTAAAAGGACATTATGATTGGCATTCTGATCAACACCCACAACCTTATAGTGACAACAGAGTTAGAAAGATTAGTTTTTCTATTCTATTGAGTGATGACTATACTGGTGGAGAGTTTGATATAGAAACAGGAAACCCAAATATGAAAGACAGAATTGAAACGATCAACTTACCAAAGTATCGTGCAGTCTTTTTTCAATCAGAATTCTTTCATAGAGTTCGTCCAGTAAATACTGGACTAAGAAAAAGTCTAGTTGGGTGGATATTAGGGCCTAGGTTTAAATGACAAAAATTACAAAGAAGAATGACGTATTTCTTCAAGTAAACACAGAACCATCAGTTGCAAGAGCCTTGGCAGACTTTTTTACATTTGAAGTGCCAGGCGCTAAGTTTATGCCTGCCTATCGAAATCGTATTTGGGATGGAAAGATTCGGTTATTCTCCCCAGCAACAGGGGAGTTGTATGTAGGACTTCTTCCTTATTTGGAAAAGTACCTAAAAGATTATGAAGAAAATTACACAATAAGTGAGGATTTGCAAGATGAAAAAAGAATTGAAAGAGAAGTATTGGATGGATTCATTAGAGGACTTAGACTTCGATCTAGGGGAAAGTCTATACGACCTCGTGATTATCAAGTTGACGCAGTGGAGTATGCTATTAGAAAACATAGGGCTCTTCTTCTTAGTCCTACTGCTTCTGGCAAGTCGCTCATTATCTATATAATTGTAAGGTATTACGAACTTCTTCTTAAAGAACAAGAAAACGATAAGATACTAATACTTGTTCCCACAACATCTTTGGTTGAACAAATGTATTCTGATTTTATAGATTATGGATGGTTGGATGCGTATCTACAACGTGTATACAGTGGACACGATAGAAATGTTTCAAAGAGAGTAGTCATCTCTACATGGCAGTCTTTATATAAAATGCCTACAAAATACTTTGAACAATTTGGTTGTGTGATTGGTGATGAAGCCCATTTATTTAAAGCAAAGTCACTTACATCTATTTTGACTAAACTTCATATGTGCAAGTATCGTTTTGGATTGACAGGAACACTAGACGGAATGCAAACTCATCGTTTGGTTCTAGAAGGTTTGTTTGGTGCTTTAAATAAAGTTATAACCACAAAAGAACTAATTGATAAGAAAACCCTATCCGATTTTAGAATTAGAGCTTTGGTTCTGACATATCCAGAATCAGAGTGTAAACTTGTGAAGGATATGAATTATCAGGATGAAATAGATTATATTGTCACCCTACCAAAAAGAAATGAATTCATTCGTGACTTGACATTACAACTAAAAGGTAATACACTAGTATTGTTTCAGTTTGTTGAGAAACATGGTAGTGTTTTACACGACATGATTAAAAACTCTACAGACAGAAGAGTTTTCTATGTATTTGGTGGCACAGACACACAAACAAGGGAAGATATTCGTGCAATCACAGAGAACGAAAAAGATGCAATCATTGTGGCCTCGTATGGTACTTTTTCTACTGGTATCAATATTCGCAACCTACACAATATTATATTCTCATCACCAAGTAAATCAAGAATCAGAACTTTGCAGTCAATCGGAAGAGGCCTGCGAAAAAGTGAGGGCAAAACTACCGCCACCCTCTTCGATATCAGTGACGATTTTACCTACAAGTCCAAACGGAACTTTACAATAAATCATTTTATGGAACGCATAAATATATACAATGAAGAACAGTTTGATTATGAAATCAAAAGGATTAAAATGAAATGACCAATGTAAAGATATTAAAGCTTTCAAGTGGTGAAGAAGTTATATGCAATATTAACACTAATAGTAAAGAACACATTAGTATTACTAGGCCCATGAAACTCAATGCCTATCCTAAACTAACAAAGAATGGATCACTTGAGGAGTCCTTATCATTACAAAAATGGATACACTTTTCTGAAACCGATACATATGATGTACCGAAATCTCAAATTATTGTTGTAACCCAAGCCTCCTATGGTTTGTCTAAGTTTTATGAATTTTGTATTACTAAAGTAAGGATGGAAGAAGAAGATGTGGAACTTCCATCTGATGAAGAATTACAGGCGATTGAAGAAGAAGATCTCTTTGAGGACTTTTATGTACCATCTAATACAGTACATTAATATCTATTCTTCAAACCCAGCATAGTTAATATACCACCCTGTCAAGAGATTGTCAACAAGTTTTTGAAATTAAATTTTCTATTGACATTTCGTACATATTGTGTATAATGGGTAGTACAAACAAGTGGAGTTATTATGGCTAAAAAAACAAAGGGTGTGCATTACGTCAACAACGCACAGTTCCTAGAAGCAATGAAAGAGTGGAAACAACAGTGCAAGGAAGCAGAAGAGCTTGGTGAACCACAACCACCAGTTACCAATTATATTGGTGAATGTTTTCTAAAGATTGCCAACCACCTTTCCTATCGACCTAATTTTATCAATTACACATACAGAGAAGAAATGATTTCTGACGGTATTGAAAACTGTCTACAATACTGTAGCAACTTCAATCCAGAGAAGTCTAACAATCCCTTTGCGTATTTTACACAAATTATCTATTATGCATTTATTCGTAGAATCCAAAAAGAAAAGAAACAACAACATGTGAAACACAAGATTATTGAGAACATGAATGTTGATATTCTTATGGATGGAGATGGTGATCAAAGTGTTTTCGTGGATTATCTACAGAAGAACTTCCTACCAGATGAAGCTGTATATAAACCAAAGAAAAAGAAACCACAACCCAAAGGACTAGAAATATTTTATGATGATGACGGTGAAGAGATAAATGAAGATAGCGTTAATAACTGATACACACTTTGGCGCACGAAACGATAACTTAGCATTTAATGATTACTTCTACCGATTTTGGGAAGAAGAGTTTTTTCCTTATATAGATAAACACGACATTAAAACAGTTATTCACCTTGGCGATGTTATGGACAGACGTAAGTATGTTTCATACAAGATTGCAAAGGATTTTCGTGAGCGTTTTATTAAACCTCTTGTGGATAGAAAACTAGATGTTCACATGATGGTGGGTAATCACGATACCTACTATAAAAATACAAATGAGGTAAACTCTTTGTATGAACTGCTTGGTGGGCCAGGCGAGGAAAAATATCCAAATATTAAATGTTATGATGGGCCATGTACTGAAGAGTTCGATGGTGTTGGTATTCATTTCATGCCTTGGATAAATGCAGAAAACTATGAACGTGCAATGAGAAGTATTGAAATGACTTATGCACAAATCTGTATGGGTCATTTGGAACTAAATGGATTCGAGATGCACGCTGGACATTTCTGTGAGGGTGGTTATCCTAAAGATATGTTTAAAAAGTTTGACACTGTAATGAGTGGACACTTTCACAAGAAGTCTGATGATGGAC